TTATATAATAATAATCAAATTAGTTCTAGTTTTACAACTATAGGTTTATTAAGTACTGGACAAACTATTAGTCAAACATCACCAGTTTACAATAAAACTAATTGTAATTTTAGTGGGGCAACCTTTGATATGACGGTAACAAATAGTGGTACTTCACCAGGTGGTTTCATAACAGGAACTACTAGTGGTACAGTTGTTACTTATACCGCATCATGTTTTACTGACATCGATGGTAGTGTAATTGCAACTTTAAGACCTAGAGGTACTTACGATCAAGCGAATCAGGAAATTATTTACGATGTTACTGGTACTACAAACGCATTTATGACTAATACTTCTAATATTGTAACAAATGCATTGGCTTCGTTCAGTATTAACGGGACTGGTTCTACAGGTAACGCATTTACATATGACGTATCTATGGATAGAACTAAAAAGAATTTCTTACCAAGAGTATTCGGTAGTGCGGTACAGGATAAAGAAACTGAATTGTGGGTAGAAGAGATTTACACTAATGTTTTAGAAGATTTAATCGCTAAAGATCAAGTAAGAGGTTTAGATATTTCATTCTTAGAAATTTCTGCAACATCAACTAATAACTTTAATGATTATTTAGAAGGTTGGAAATCTGCGGCTTCACCTTGGGTTCTTTCAGAATTAAAAGGTACTGGATCAGGTGCAACATTACAAAGATTGTTTAGATTTGTAACAATATCTGATGGTAACGCTGCGAATGAAGATATAAAAATATCTATCTTAAATATTCAACCAGATAATAAGACATTTGATTTAGTAGTAAGAAAATTCTACGATACTGATGCGAACCCTAATGTAGTTGAGAAATTCTCTTCAATTAACTTAGATAGTACAACATCAGGTTTTATCGGTAGAAAAATTGGTACGGTAGATAGTGAATATCCATTAAGAAGTCAATTCATTATGGTTGAGTTATATGATCCGAATGATCCTGACTTAGGTAACCATTTCCCAGCAGGTTTTGAGGGTGTACTTAATAGAACTTATATTGGTAATAGAACAGGTTTACCACCGAAGATTGAATACAAAACAAGATATACTGACTTTAACACTAATAAATTAAGAAAAGTTTACTTAGGATTGAATAGTGATATCGGAGTAGATCAAGATTTCTTCGACTATAAAGGTAAGAACGCAGTTAACAACGGTGAATATACTGGTAAAACAGATGGCTTCCACTTAGACGTTAATGCGAGTGGTGCAACTATAGACTTAGGTGTTAATAGTTATGTACCTACATTACAGGTTGGTATTTCAGCATTTACTACTGACGCTAGTTTGGTTAATGGACCTTATGAAAAATTAGCAACAAGAAAATTCACATTAACACCATTTGGTGGATGGGATGGATGGGATGAGTATAGAACTACTAGAACTAACATTGATTCTTACACTAAAACAGGATCTAAAGGTTCTATTGGTTTAACTAACGGTACATTTACAACATTCACAACAAGTGAAGGTGATGATGGTATAACTTCTGACTACTACGCATACTTAAACGGTATTTATACATTCAATAATCCTGAGGCAGTTAATATTAACGTATTTGCAACACCAGGTATCGACCTTAGAGATAACGTAAGTTTGATTGAAAATGCAGTAGATATGGTTGAAGTTGATAGAGCGGATTCATTATATGTTATGACAACACCTGATACTGATGTTGATGGTGTAACTATAACACCAGATGAGGCAGTTGATTTAGTAGAGGATTCAGGTATTGATTCTAACTATTCTGCCACTTACTGGCCTTGGATTCAGATGAATGATACGGAAAATAACAGATACGTTTGGTTACCTCCAACGGTAGAGGTTATGAGAAATATCGCACTTACAGATAACGTTGCTTTCCCTTGGTTCGCAGCAGCTGGTTTAAATAGAGGTACGACAAACGCAGTTAAGGCAAGACTTAAACTTAAGTTAGACGATAGAGATGATTTGTATGAGGGTAGAATTAACCCAATGGCAACATTCTCAGATGTAGGTGTTGTAATATTCGGTAATAAAACTTTACAAGTTAGAGAAAGTGCACTTAACAGAATCAACGTAAGAAGATTATTGTTACAAGCAAGAAAACTTATATCTGCAGTATCTATCAGATTGTTGTTTGAACAAAACGATGAGGTAGTTAGAAACCAATTCTTAAGTTTAGTAAACCCAATCTTAGATAATATTAGAAAAGAAAGAGGTTTAACTGACTTTAGAGTAGTGTTAGATGATACACCAGAATCTATTGATAGAAATGAGTTAAATGGTAGAATATTTGTTAAACCAACAAGATCATTAGAATACATTTCGATAGAATTCAATATCACAAATACTGGAGCAAGTTTTGACGATATTTAATAAAAATAATTGGGGGGTTAATACCCCCCTATTTTACATAAAATAAAAAGAAATGGGATTAAAAATTAAAAAAAACGGAAAAATAATTAGTTTGTCTGAAAGTGATTTGAAAAGAATTACTATGAAATTACTTAGAGAACAAGACGCTAATGAATCAGAGAATACTGAAAATACAAGTTTGGATGTAGAATTAGATGCAGTGGATGAAGATAATCCAGACCCAACTAAAGTACAACAAATTTTAGATAAAGTAGAAAACTTTTTAACTAAGGGTGAATTACCTAAAAACTTACAAAGATTCAAAAGAAAAATTAAAAATCTTTTTAATAAACACGGTAAACCAACACAGAAAAATTTAAGTACTCAGTGTGCTAAATGGTAATAATATTATTAAAAAATAAAAAAAGATGAAAATTAAAAAAAATGGTAAAGTTATTACACTTTCAGAATCAGATTTAAAAAGAATTGTTGGTGTCGTATTGAAAGAAGAAAATGATCCAAAAAAAGATTTAGAACAATGTTGTAAAGATGCGGGTATTAAACCACCTATGTCTTGTGTGTCAGGTGATGCCGCCAAATGTATGGAAGATTTGGGTAAAATGGTGATGAGTGATCCACTTGGTATGGGTATGAAAGCGGTAACTGCGTTAAATTGTCTTAAAGATAAAACGGGTTCACCTGTTATGAATTAAAAAAAATAAAAAACATTTTTTAAAACCCGTCTTAACGATGGGTTTTTTTATTTTTACAAATATTTATATAGTATGAATATTAAAATTACTGAATCACAGTACAAAATTTTAAAGGAAACTAAGAAAAAAGTATACTCATTTGACTGGGATGACAATATTCTAAATATGCCGACAAGAATACACTTAGACTATAGTGTTAATGGGTTATTATGGGTACCAGTATCTGTTTCTACTGAACAATTTAGAAGTGTAAGACACAAAATAGGTACAGAGTTTAGATATCTTAACGATGATATAAAACAATCCTTTAAAGATTTCAGAGATTACGATGCATTTATTAGAGATGTCAAAAATGCATTAAATAGTGGTTCTTATAGTTATGGACCTAGTTTTAATAAATTTAAAGAGGCATTAAAGAGTGGTAGTGATTTTTCAATAATTACCGCAAGATCAAATTCACCACAAGCCATAAAAGATGGTATAAAGATTTTAATCGACAGAACATTTAAATATGACGAAAGAAAAGAAATGGAAAATAATCTAAATGGGTTATCTATTGATGAGTATTTGAATTTACAAGATTATCATCCGGTTTCTTCTGAAGAGTTTATAAATAAATTTGGTTTAGATGTAGACGGAACTAAACCTGAAAAAGGTAAGGAGATTGCATTTAGAAGTTTTGTAGAAAAGGTGGTTAAACAAATTGGGGATATTAAAAATAATTCTGAGTTTGAGGGGATTAGTGTTGGATTTAGTGACGATGATGAAGGTAATGTTAAAATAATAGAAAAACTAATAGAGGATGAATTACATAAATTGTATCCTGAAATTAATTTTATAATTTACGACACATCAGACCCTAAGAACCCTAAAAAGAAAAGAATAATTATAAAAAAATAATTTTTTTCAAAAACAGAATATTTATATATTAAATAATACAACTATAACAAAAAAATTAAAAACAATTTAAAATGGCGGATTTATTAATGAGAATGCCTGTTCCTTATGAACCATTAAGAAAGAATAGGTTTATTTTGAGATTTCCTGACGAGTTAGGAATTCAAGAGTGGTGGGTATCTACTACGTCTAGACCAAAATATACAAGTGATGAGGTAGCAATACCTTTCCTAAATACTGAGACATATGTTATCGGTAGATTTAGATGGGAATCAATTTCCGTAACGTTTAGAGATCCAATCGGACCTTCTGCAACACAAGCGTTAATGGAGTGGGTTCGTTTACACTCTGAATCAGTAACAGGTAGACAAGGTTATGCAGCAGGTTACAAAAAAGATGTAGAGTTAGAAATGTTGGACCCAACAGGTGTTGTTGTTCAAAAATGGATTCTTCAAAGTACTCAGTTAAATGATGTAGACTTTGGTGGGTTAGATTACTCTTCTTCTGATTTGGCAGATATCACTGCAACACTTAGATTTGACAGAGCGATAAACGTATTCTAATACGGTTTATTTACATATTTACAAAATCCTTATCGTATATATATTATATGGTAAGGATTTTTTATTTATAACACCTTTTTTATAATTTTATAATATTTATATATAAACAAAAAAATGAAAAGATATAACAGTACTTTAAATGAGGAGATTAATAGAATGAAATCTCTTTTTACTGAAGAGAGAATGTTCGGTAATCTGATAACTGAAGACGTAAATGGTGATCCTATTGAATCTTTTAGTGATTTACTTACTAGTAATGATT